CCAAAGTCCACCGAGCGCCACCCGAAGTCTGTGCCTTCCCTGACTTCAAGATGCTGAATCACGGCCGCCGAGCGGAACATCACCGCGAGCGCTCCAAAGCCGAACGGATTGGCGAACGCCACCCGCGCCTTCGCGCCCAATACTGCGAGCTGCGCCAATACGTGCTCCAGAACCGGGTAGGTAATCGAACCCGGTGTAGCCGTATTGTTGCTGGCGTTGTAAGAGCCGCAGTAGTACGGAACCGAGTTGAGAACCTGCCCGACTTGGCCATTGCGCTTCTGGCCTCCGTAGTACTGGTAGACGTTGCCGAAGGGCGACGGGTCGATGCCGTTGTTGTAGGCTTCGTCGAAGCCGTTGGCCGTCTTGTAACGGTTGTCCGAGACGCCTACCGTGGACGGTGCGCCCGGCTGGCCTGAAGCCGCCTGACCGTGGCGGTAGAAGTCCATCTCGATCATCGACTCGATCTTCTTCATCATGCAGTACGTGTCGAGGTCTTCCTGCGAGAACTTCTGCGTGTCGCCCGCCGCATTGAAGAGCCGGTAGGTCGTCTGGTCGATGGGCAGATTCGACTGATAGAACCGCTCATCAAACTTGACATTAGACGCCATCTGCTTCCGCTGCGGGGTGATCGTATCGTTCGGCTGAGTGGCTCCGCCGTCCGCGTAATCGTAGATGTACGCCGACTCGATCCCGGTGCCCTGGAAGAGAACTTCGGTGATTCCCGCCTCCTTCAGCAAGCTAACGAGCGGAAAGTTCGTGCCGAAGTTGTCGTGAATGATTCCGTACCGAATCAAAGTCCGGCTGGCGGCATCTCGCTCGTTGTACAGCGGATCAAATGGAACCATGTCAATTCACCCTTTCGCTTACTCAGCGTTTGAGGCCAAAGCCTCGCGTACATGCGACACTGACGCGGCAATGCGATCCCGAACAGGCATCCTTCGGAAATCGTTGGTTTCCTGCGCAGTGCGCGGTTTGAAAACTTGAGGATGACGGGAAGCAAGGCCGGGAGCAAGTCCCCTATGTCCCGCCGTCACTGGATGCTCTTCCTGATACTTCTTCACGCCAGCAGATACGCCGGCATCGATCCTGGCTTGCACTTCTGCCTGACGGATTCTCTCCGTCTCTTCGGAGAACTTGTACTTGCGCTCGGCGTACTCGGCCACCGGCAACTTCGCGGCAATGGCTTCGTCAACCAGCCGAACCGGGTCATCCACGAACGGCTTGTTGAAGACGGCCTGGAACCTGGCCTGGACCCGAAGAGCTTCGCCCATCTGCGCAAATCCGCTGCGCATCGTGTCATTCAAAACTTTGGTAGGATCGGCGGCGGCGACAGGGGCGGATTTCGGAATTCCGGAGAGGTCCACGTTGAGGCCCATTTCTTTCGCTTTGCCGAGGGCCGCTGTCAACGCGGCATTGGCGGTTTCGAGTTCCGTGAGGCGGGTTTCAGTCACGCCAAACGAACGAATCTGTCTATCAATTTCGGCTTGTTCGCGCTGCGCCCGTTCAACATCTTCGGCAGCCTTCCGCTCGGAGGCGGTAGCCTGCGTATACTTCGTGTCAGCTTCCGCGAGGTAGCCATTCCACTTCGCGGCTACTTCCGGTTTGGCCTGGAGAGTGGCCGGGTCGATGCCTAGCTCGGCGGCCAGATTGTCCAACGTGAATGCCATTTGCTGTTCTCCCTACTGCTGCGGTGCTTGCATCGGTTGTGCGGGTCCAGGTGCGGCCTGCGAGGATTTCTGCAACGCCTGAATAACGGCGGAAGCAGCCTGCTGCATCTCCGGCTGAATGATGGTGTTCTGTGCGCCGATAGTGCGCAGGGCGATTGCCAACCTGCCCAGAATGGTTTGGAGGGGGTTAGCGTTTTGCTGCCCTTGAGACGCATCGCCTCCGCCCCCCGCTTGCGGCGGGGGAGCAGAGGCTTGCGGGTTTGGCATTGAAGTGGCCATGTGCCTACTTCGCGGCTTTCTTACCGCCATTCTTCCGGCTACGCTTCCGTCCACCCTTGCGGGATTTCTTGTGACCGCTGACGCCCTTGACTGTGAATTTACCCTTTGCCATGATGCTTCTCCTTTTGTTGAATTTGCCTGAAATAGAAAACGCCCCGAAGGGGTTTCCTTCGAGGCGCTGGCTGAATCCAATGGAGGAGGGCTGGCGAATCTCTAAAAGCAAGTAGAGCGCAAGTTGCTCATTCTGTCAAATCTTTATTTTCTTTCACCAGTTCTCGCGTCACCTGCTCGGTCACAATTGCCCTGCATCCGCCCTGGTTGAAGCGCACGGTAAATTCTCCGGTCGCCTTCCCTCGGCGAAGGTAGCGCGAGAGGTCGCCAACCACGTCCGGCACCGCGTCTTGATCGGTTACGTGGATGTGCTGCCGGAAGATTGTAATCTCTTCCTTCTTGTCAACTTCGATGTGGTCGGCAATCAAATTCTTCGGCCTGTTTGCCATGTGCTCTCCTTGACTAACTTGTCTTGTTCACAGCCCTTACATCACCGCTTTGCGACCCCTTCACAGCCCCTTGAGGCGGCTTCTTGTTGCTGTTGGGCCTGCCGCCACCCTGCCCTTGCCCCGGACCACCTTGTTCCGGTAATTGTATGCCAAGCTCTTTTGCCTTTGACGCAAGAGCAACTTGGGCTTCAAGTTTCCATTCGCCTTCTTTGAGCTGCTCTGCTTTCCATTCCTCATGCAGAGCGTCGTAGCCGGTGACGCCAAACTTCTCCATATAGGCCGACTGCGGAAGCTGCGCACCTTTCTGGTAGAGGAACATCCAAAGCATTTTTTCCTGCATCTGCGTAATGTCCAAAAGCTGCATCGGCGTCGAAACAATTCCGATGCGCTCAAGGAACCACCGCGCCCTCTGCGCCTTGGTGTAGCGCGATTCGTCAGTATTCAATTCGTTCGGCAAATGCGAAGGGATGAGCGAGGTCGGGTCGTTGTCGTAGGTTTGAAGATCAATCGCTTCCGGCCCAATATCTGAAATCAGTTCATCGACAGACTTGTACTGCGCGATGTTGTATTTGATGAGTTGCGCCAGCCGCGAAGAACCCCTCCACATCACCATCGCTATGCCCTTAGCCATCGGACCGAGATTGGTGATGAATTTATCTAAAGACTGCTCCGACATGTTGCTCTTGAGATCGCGCAGACTGGCAATATCGTTCAGGCCGAGAATCGACTTTACCATCGAGTCGTACCACTCCTGGCCCTTCCAATCCTGACTATCCACCTTCATAGAATCCGGCAGAATGCTTTGCAGGCCCTTCTTCGGGTCGCCCTTCACTCCGACCCGCACGCCCTCGGCCCGCAGCATATCCAGTTTTTCCAGTTGCGTCCGGCTGGCGCCCAAAGTGAAGTCGTATCCCATGGGAGGGTCTTTGCGCACAGCCAGCGTCTCGTCAATCTCCGAAGCCCTTGCCCGCCGCGCACGCTCTACGCCTGCCACTTGCCGCACCGCGGAGTATCCCCTGGCAGCCCACGGGAAATCGTTCACGTCGAATTGCACTACGGGAACCTCGCCGTGCATATCGTAGGCCGTGTTGTCGTACATCGGAACAGGGCAGGTAGGCGAAGTGATAATCTCACGCATCTGAGGGTAGACGCGGCAATCCTCCTCCTCCGCTCGGCGCGATTCTGGCAAGCCGTTCTGCGGATTGGTGCTCACCAGCAAGTCGCCGTAGCTGGGCACCGTGTAGCCCCACGTAGAGCCGGGAACACCCATCTGGATAGCGTGTTTCGTCTCGTTGATACGCAGGTCATGGATGAATGTGCGACGGATTTCGCAATACCGATTTTCCCACCGCCAGCAATCCGAGAATCGGTTCCGGTCCCAATGGTCCAACCGCCGGCCACCGTTCGCTCCGTACTTCTTCCAGTCGTAGCGGCTGATGGGCTGCAAGTACTCGGCGAATTCAGGGAAGCGCCCGTGAGCCTCCCATATCGGCATTGGGGTAATGATCGTGAAAGCGTAAGAGCCTTGAATGTCGTTGTTGAAGGGAAGCTGCTCGGGAAGGCCCTCGAAGGGGCCGAGAGCGTCGAAGATGTTCCGGGCCCGGCCAAAGCAGTTCCCATAGAAAGGCCGCGTGTAATGCAGCCACACCATGCCGGAGCCGAGCATCGTCCACTGGAGAGTCCGGCGGATATTGAACACGTACTCGCTGGCCCAGTAGATGTGCT